GGATATCGAAGGCTTGATGCAAGTCGCGGCCCGTGCGCTGAGAAGGGAGGCGTTCGACATGGACTCAGACTTTCTGGCGGCCACTGACCCGGACGACATAGGGCTGGCGAATTGAGAGTGCTGGTGATCCCGCGCATCAGACTTCCCAAGTGGTCGGGATGGTGGAGGAGGGGAAAGAGTGGGAAAGTTGTTGAGACGGAAGGAACAGAGAGGAGAAACAAGATGATGGACATCACAGTGAATGGAATGCAATTCGTCGTGGCCGATGGGCTCGACATCAACATCGACATGAAGGCCGACCCGCCTGTTATCAGGGTGACACACCCGGCGCAGATGCAGATTGAGTTCGGGCTCGCCAAGTCGGCGGAGATCGGGGCTCCCGTTGAGCGGGTCAGTATCCCAGTGAGCAGCCTAGCCGTCGAGGGTGAAAAGCAGGACGCACTCTTCGGCTCCAAGCAGCAGGGCGCGCCCCCGAATGAGGAGGGATGAGACCATGACCTACCTAATTGGATGCGACCTCGACATGAGCGGTATCCCATTTGACCCTATCGGAGCGATGTTCGGCGACATCGATCCCGTGCATGAGGGCCGCGAATCTGCGATGGACGCAATAGCGGAACTGGAGCGCTCTGGTGATTGGCCGGACGGACGCCCAACATATCGACTCGGATCGACTGCGATGCCGGCCGCTGCCGCACGAGCGCTATATCGGCGGCGCGAGTACGACATTGGGGCAGTACTGGTGGCGTGGGAATCAGGCGACTACGGAGACCTGACCGACTCCCAGACGGGCGAGACGATCCGCCTGGCAACTGTTGATGAGGCAGTCGCCAGCCTCACCGCGGCGCACGAGGGCCATATCGAGATAGATGGACGAGACTGCTACGTTAGCCTCTAAAGGGGGCCGTTGCAGTACCGGCTTGTGGCCCGCCGGATTGAGGGTGAACAGGACGCGCCCCCGAACCCGGCTTGACTTATGCGTCCTCAGTTGGTATAACGTTAGATCGAAGGAGGAAAGACAACCATGAATCTACTCACTGCGCATCACCAATGGGCCATCCGCCCAATGGACGAACGCTATCCCTCGCTGCCTGCCCTGCTCGATGCGGCCATCGTCTTCGAGGAGGGGCTCCACGAGCGGCCCTTCAAGCTGGAAGACAAGGAGGTGTTCGTCACTGACACCGGGGATCTCTATCTCCGGGACAAGGAACAGACGCACAAGCAAGTGCGCCTCACGCACAAGGCGTTCGGACAGATCGCATCAACCCTGGACTATCCGGCCACGCCGCTCAGGTCCCTCGCTCAATTGGACGGCGGGCCAAGCGTCGCCGCCGATACGCTCAACCTGCTGATCGACTCCAGGCGGGTGTCTCAACGCCAAGCCCTGCTGCATCGCAACGGGACATGGGATCTGCTGGCCTGCACGTCGGACCGTTACGACCGCATCCCCAACTCCGACGTGATCGCACTCAGCCAATGGATCAATGGCAATGCCGGAGGCGATTGGTCCACCCCTCCCTCGGCTCCGCGTAGCGGAGCGCCTCCATCGTACAATCCCGGTGACTTTGGAGGCGAGAAGACGGAGACGAACGGCGGGCTCTATCTCTCGCAGTCCGATTGCTTCATCTTCCAAGTCTCCGAGGATGGCTACGAGGTGCGGCCCGGCGAGTTCATCAAGAGAGGCTACATCTTATCGAACGACATCACCGGCTCCAAGTCCCTGCGCCTGATGGGATTCAGCTATGACATGGTGTGCGGCAACCACATTATCTGGGGGGCCAAGATGCTGGGCGAGGTGAGAGTGCGGCACACCGGCGACAACTCCTTTGATCGCTTCGAGCGGACGGTGAGGACGGCGCTGCCTGGACTGGCTGCTCCCTCGCTGGAGGAGGAGCGCACCCTTCAGCTTGCCGCCAAGACTCGCATCGCATCAGTCGCCGAGGAACTCATCGAGTCCGTTGCGTCGATGACCGGGCTATCCAAGCGTAAGGCGGAGGAGGGATTCGAGGAGGCCATGACGCCTGAAGCGGTCGATCAGCACGGCGATCCCTTCACGTACTGGGGCATGGTGTCGGGGCTCACGAGGCTGGCAAGGAATATCGGGCACGCCGACGAGAGGATGCAGCTCGATCGCGCGGCCGCGAAGATCCTCGATCACGTGAAGGTTCCGGCGTAAGCTGGGCTCTAGCGTGGTCGGGGTGTGTCAGACATAGTCACTGTAAGTTGTGTTGTGTATGTTTCTCCGTTAATGGGAGAGTGAGTTGCTTACCTTGCTCTCCCTATTTTTTATGGTGACTATGTGATTGTTGATGATTGATGAGAGGAGGAGATTGAAATGACTCAAGAAGAAGTTAGCAAGCTGGTATCGAAAGACAGAATGAAGCAGTTCGTGAGGTCTCTTGACTCCGTTGGTAGGCTAAGCGACATCAGGATGGAAGATCCTGACACGATCGCTATGACTGGTGTTAAAGAAAGCGAGAATGTGGCCTTGTGGATGGCGGCTGGCGGCGTGGCGTTTGTAAATGACGGGGAAGCGTTGGTCCAGTTCTTATACCTTATTGGGTGCTTGGGATACTCCCTCGGCAGGATCGACGGACAGATGAAGGTGTTGAGGATGATGAGCGACCAGGCTGATTTAGGAGAGGAGGCGGTATGAACAAGACAGAGAACGCGGAAAGCGCCGACAGTATCGACCACAGGAACTACGTCGGACCCAGGCAGTTCTGGGATATCGCCGCCGCGCATCAGTTCTGCGCTCTGGTTCAATGCGGCATGAGAGCTAGACATAGAGTGCTCGACGTTGGATGCGGGTCGCTGCGTCTGGGGCGGTTGCTTATCCCGTGGCTCAATGACTGGGGGTACCACGGCATCGAGCCGGATAGCCGTTTGATCTATCAAGGCATCACCAAGGAAGTCCCGCTTCGACCTACAGGTAGGGAGTATAGCTACCGTATCGACGAGGGGACTATTGTATCGCTTAGCAATAAGAAGGACACGGAGAAGTTCGACTTCATGAGGGACACAGAGAAGTTCGACTACATCATGTTCCACTCCATCTTCACGCACGCATCCATGCAATCGGTGAGGGAGATGCTGGTTGCGGCGGAGTCTCTTCTAGCTGACGGCGGGACGATACTGGCTACTTGGCTGCCGGGGCCTCAGTCATCGGATGATGTGGAGTGGGTGTACCCGAAGTGCCGTACTCACTCCGTGGGTAATATGATCGATGCGTTCATGGATGCCGGCATCTACGAAGTCTATCACGACGAACCGACGATGAGGCATTTCCACGGCCACCACTGGATTAAGGCGCGGAGGGCTCTATGTTTCTAGACCTCATCGGCATCTTCTTGCTGCTTATTGCCGGACTAGTCTCTCTCTGTCTGATGATCGTCATCTATTCCTTGATCATCTCCGTACTAGTCCATCACTGTCTGCTGCTGGCGGGCTTGTTCTCTTCACTCTGGGAGGCTGCTAGACTGCGGCTCTTCCATAACCGGAGCTATCAGAAGAGGAATACATGATACCAATACTCGTCTCTTCATTGCTTCTCGTGGGACTGGTCTTTATCTGCATGCTGTTGGCGGACCTGTCCTCTTTCAGGCTACGACGCTTTCACTCTAGGCGAAGGAGAGCTAGGTGACTTCAGCATCCTCGACGCTCTCGACGCTCTCGACATCCTCGCTGTCCTCATCATCCTCGTCGAGTATCGCTCCGATCTGCCTGAGATACGAGACGGACACGTTGTTTCGAGGCTGCTGTCCCTCGATCAGCGGGCCGGTGTTGGGGGCGGCGATGAGGTTGGCGATGTTGACGCTCACGCCGTTGACCTGCTCGGGCTGCTCCTCCTTACCCTTGTCGAATGCGCCGATGGCCCTGCCCGCCACGTCGAGATGGTCGGTGAGATGGCCGGACATCTTGTCCACGTCCCGCCATCGTCCCTTGGCGTACGCCTCTTGCCGGTATGCCAGCGTCTCCCTCGCTACTTCCATCGTGAGATCCTCGAAGGTCTCGGTCTCTTTGTGGGCGTGGGCTTCCTCGATGGCGGAGCGGGTGACTTGGAGGCTGCTCTTGCGCCAGCGGCGTAGCACTTCCTCGCCTGCGCGTGGAGAGCGGTCGGGCAGGAAGCGGGCGGCGATGTTGGCAAGACGCTCGCCCCGCAATAGGGCGCGGTTGATCTCCTCGCGCTTGGGATGGGTGGTGACAATAGAGATGCCGGCCATGGATCTTATTGTAACGAAGGAGTCAAGACCGTGGCGATGATGACCATGACGCCTAGAGACCACGGCCTGCCCTACCATGCCTACCGTCGGTCGCAGATGACGGCGTTGGCTCAACTCGATCAAGCCATGGCCTCCGTGTCTCACGTCGGACTCTCGGCTCCGACGGGATCTGGCAAGTCCCTCATCGGGGCGACTCTCTCGGTCAAGGCCATGAATGGACACGGCCGGGCTTGCATGCTCACGGCGACGAAGGCTCTTGAGGATCAGTACGTCAGCGACCTGGCGCTACCGTCGCTGGCTCACATCAGGGGGAGGAGCAACTACCGCTGCGCCAATCATAAGAACTGCCACTTGGGTAGGCTCAATCGTTGCTCGCTTCAACGCAGCGACCAGGCCACTGGCAAGACCAACTGTCCCTACATCCGCGACTACCTCCACGCCTGCGCCAGTCAATGGGCCATCTCGAACTACCGCTACTTCATCGACGTGAATCGCTACGGCCAGGGTCTGGGCTTCTTCGACCTGCTGGTGTGCGACGAGGGGGATGAGGCGTTCGACATCCTGTCCGACTGCGCCACGATAGACTACGGTTGGAGGGAGAGACGGCGCTGCGAGATCACTCCGCCTGGTACTATTGACTCGCTCGATGAGTGGCGGGACTGGGCGGCGAGGGAAGTAGTCCAGGCGAGAGCGGCGCTTCAAGCCTCCGTCTCCGCCGGGCGGATCAGTCCTTCCTCGCTGGATGAATCGGAGAACTATATCCGCAAGATCGAAGCCATCGCATCAACGTCGGACGACCCGGACAACTGGGCCATCGACGAAGACGAATCCTCTCATTCAGTCATCTTCTCGCCCGTCGATGTCTCCAAGTTCTCCGGCTGGCTGCTCGATCATTGCTTGCAGTCGGTGTTCATGTCAGCATCCATCACGCCGTACATACTGGAGCTGCTGGGCCTGACGTCGGCCAAGGGGCATAAGGTCAAGTTCCTGTCCGTCGATTCGGAGTTCCCTCCCGAGCGCTCGCCCATCTACTGCATCCCGCGCGTTCAGATGAGACACACCATGACGAGAGATCAAGAGTTGGTGTGGCTATCGCTGATCGACAAGATCATCCGCCCTCGTCTCGATCGCAAGGGCGTGATCCATACGGTCTCCTACGCACGGGCTGCTAAGATCGTGGCCGCTTCGAAATACTCCGGGCACATGATCACGCACGGCAGGGGAGGCGTGGCCCGAGCCGTCGAATCATTCCGTCGTTCCTCTGCTCCATGTATCCTTGTCTCGCCCGTTGTCGATACCGGCTTCAACTTCCCCGGAGATGAGTGCGACTATCAGATCATCTCGAAGCTGCCGTTCATGGATAGCCGGGGGAGGGAGAATCTGAACACGCTGCGAAGCAAGAGAGTTCCCTTGTGGAAGGAGTACAACGTTGCAAGGAAGCTGGTTCAGATGTGCGGACGGGCGACTAGGGCGGGGGATGATGCTAGTGAATCGTTCATCGTGGACAAGCAAGCGCTGTGGTTCGTGAACAATCATGGCAGGAGATTGTTTCCTAAATACTGGATGGATAGATACTCGGTCGTGGATGGCATGTTGCCCACGCCGATTGAGCTATAGTCTTTAGGTCGTGGCTCTCTATCTCGTTAGCCAAGGGTACCTTCGCTACTACAAAGGTCCGCACAAGGGAGACTACGAGCATCGCATCAAGACCTCCGCCATGAGTAATCAAGTCGTGCATCATATCAACGGGCGGCCCTGGGACAATCGCCTCTCGAACCTGCGAGTCATGAAGAAGGGCGAGCACGACAGGCTCACGGCTCGCCGCAAGCTGGAGCTGCGAGTAGGGCTGGGCGAGATGACGAAAGAGGAACTGGAGGCGCTGAGAAGGAGGGGGGTGAGAGTGGGGCCGCTGCTGCTAGCGTTAGTGGAAGGTGAGGAGTGAGGGGGTGGGCCTAACGACGGGCATGAGCGAAAGGAAAGAGAGAGAAACGAGTTCCCTCGTTAGTCCCCCTTCCCTCCCGCATGGGCCAATTTTAAACCCTGGCCCTCCAGGCCGTAGGTGGGGTCTCGACAGTGTCTCACTGGACAGTATCTCTTGTCAAGACTTCTTTCTGGAGTACAGCTTGACGGTCTTCTTGGCTACTTTCTCCTTATAGCCAGAGGCATGGGCCGCTTGGGCTTGCTTCACCGCGTCTTCACGCCGGGAGTAGACTTTGCCTTGAGAGCCCCATTGGTAGCCGGAGGGTGTTCTGTGAATTGGCATGAGAGCAAGGTCCTGCTGTCTGAAGCATACAAGACGGTGGGTTCGACAGCAAGAGGGGTTGCGCTCTTGCTGTCTGGTGTGGTATAAGTGTAAAGAGTAGTAGGAGGAGAAGGAGGAAACAACGTGCAAGATACAGCTAACTTCAATGTCGCTGCGGGCAATCCGGTCGACATGGCCGTCGATCTGGCTCTAGAACAAGAGGCCTTCTGGGACGCCTGTCTAACGACCAAGTCCAATCTGATCCTGTCCGCCCGAGCGGGAACGGGCAAGACTTACTCCATCATGGAAGCGTCCCGGCGTCTCCTTCGAGAGTCCCCGTCGCTTCGCATTCTAGTCTTGGCCTTCAACAAGGCCATCGCCGATGAGATGAAGCTCAAGGTCGAGCAAGAGAAGCTCGCCATCGAAGTCGGCACCACTCATGCAATCGGCTTGGGGATGCTCGTCAAGAGCATGGGCCGTCCGGCTGTCTCTCTCGATCGGGAGAAGAAGATCCTGGAAGCCCTCAACATCGCTCACAAGAACGATACCTACGCCGTCTCTAGGATCGTTCAGTCCATCAAGCTCTGTTGCGCCGACGGCAACCCGATCACGGCCGATCACATCACGGAAGATCTCGTGGTGAGCATCGCCAACGAACTGTCCTTCGATCTGGTAAATCCCATTGCCGCCACCGTGGCCGTGTCCGAGCGTCTAGCCGATCCCATGCCTTCCGGATTCCCGAGAGCCATGGACTTCTCCGACATGCTGCGTCTCCCTCTCATCTGGTCCAAGGCCCGGCCTGAAGTGGACGTGGTCTTCGTCGATGAGGCTCAAGACCTAGCCGAGATCCAGCATCTCATGATCCGGCGCTGCTTCCCCAGTGCCCGAGTCATCGGCGTGGGAGATCCTCATCAAGCCATCTACGCTTTCCGGGGAGCCCTGTCGGATTCCATGGATCTGTTCCAATCAGTCTTCGACTGCAAGCTCTTCCCACTCACTCGCTCCAGGCGCTGCCCGAACTCGGTCGTCTCGGTCGCCCGCAAACTGGTCCCGGACTTCCGCGCCATGCCGGACGCCATCGACGGCTTCGTCTCTTCCGTCGATCAGATCCGGTACGTCCCCGGAGCGCTAGCCCTCTCTCGCCGCAACGCCCCGATCATCCGCTCCGCTCTCTCGTTGCTGCGTCTCAAGCATCCCGTCAGCGCCTCATCCAACAACGACAGCGACCCGATCCGCAACCGTTTGATGGGTATTCATCGCTCGGTTTGCTATCGGGAACCCAAAGCTGATACGATCTCCAAGCTGCAACAACACCTGCTGGGCCATGTCGAGGATGAGAAGGACGCCATCGAGAGGAGATTCGAGGACAACCAAGACAAGATCGACCGTAAGACGTCTGATCTCTATGACTTAGCGTCTTGCTACCGCGCCATTCTAGACGACGCGGCCATCGAGTCTCAATCACCTGACGCTGTCCATGCGGTGTTGAACCGGCTGTTCTCCCAGATGAAGGGACCGGACGTGATGAGATTTCTCACGGTGCATCGAGCCAAGGGGCTGGAGGCCGGGAGCGTGTTCATCCTTGAGCCGGAGCTGATGCCGATCTACAACCACGATCTCGGATGCTACCCAGGGCAGGAGCCCAACGTGGCCTACGTTGCGTTCACTCGTGCGATGGAGAATCTCTACTGGGTTGGAGATACGCCGCCGATACTGGGCCGGAAACATGCCGTGGAAACCGATTCTATCGGGAAAAGGCTTGACTCTGGCTTCTTACAGGAAAAGGCTTGACTTTGGCGAATGACTGGTGCTACAATAGTCTTCGTCAGCATCACAACATGTAGCGTATCTATTCAATAGGAGGAACTATCAGTATGGGAAGAGCAATTTACTCCGAGTTCGCCGTGGGCGGGATCACCGGCCCCTGCGTGCTCTCCAGCCCCGGCGTCACGGTCAAGACCGGAAGCTCCAAGACGACCGGAGAGGGCTTCAAGTTTGTCGCCATGAAGGCCGATCTGTTCTGGGACGACCGTGATGCGACGGACTGGTCGTGGGCGATTGGAGGAACCGACAAGAACGGCAACCTCTTCGTCGTCCCGTCGGAAGATGGTAAGACTCCGGCCAAGGACCCAGCCGACGAGGGAGTCTGGCCGATCTGCAATCATCTCATCCCCGTCGATCCCAACCGGGACTGGCAGCCGTATGCGAACTCCGAGTTCGGGATGCTGTTGCAGTCTCTCGCCGAGGCCGGTTTTGATCTCACCGAGCTGGACGAGAACGGGCTGGCCGCTCTCGATGGTCTGTCGGTCATCCTCATTCAGCATGAATACGAGGTAAACGGCAAGAAGCGCAACTGCCCGATCGTCGATTCCATTCGAGATGGCGGGGAGAAGCAAGCCAAGCGCAAGGTCGCCTCGGCCTCAGCCCCAGGGAAGAAGACTCCTGCAAGCGCGAAGAAGCCCAAGGCGAACGGCGCTGAAGCCGCTTCGGCCGGTGTTGTCTCCGACGCCCTGCGCGAGAAAGCCGAGGAGCTGGCTCTCGAACTCCTCTCTGAATTCGAGGGCGGCCTAAGTGCGAAGGACCTGGGCACCAAGGCGTTTGCGTCCAAGCTGGCAAGGGACTCGTCGATCAGCGTCGGCGACAAGAAAGCCATCCGGGATCTGATCGTCTCGGAGGCGGCGGGGTTCGATGGCGTCGTCGAGGACGGCGGCCTGTTGACGTTGGGGTAGTTGGGGTAAGCAAGGAGGAGACGTGGGAGATGCTCAACTTCGTCTATTGTCATGGAACTACTATCGACTGTTGAGCGCGACCTGCGTCTCCCTCCCAATCACTCCGAAGGACGCGACACCACCAAGATTCACATCTCCGAGATTCTAGCCAAGACGGCTGTCTCTCTCGGGCATCTCTCTCCTCAGACCGGGGAGGACGATGAGTTCGGGCTCATGGTCATGGGGCTTGCATGGGAGGATATGCTCGCGCAACAGGTCGCCCTGGAAGATCCTTCGTTCATCTATCATCCCGGAGAGTTCGAGCGGGACGATATCCTTGGCTCCCCCGACGGCTTGTCTAGTTACCCTGGCGATCCGAACCGCTTTGTTATCAGAGAGTTCAAGTCTACTAAGAAGTCTTCCAATCATCATCCCATCAGGGAAGCGGACGGCAAGTGGTGGATGTGGCTTAGGCAGGGGATGTGTTACTGCGCCGTGGTCCCGAATTGTGAGCCGGAAGTCTGGTGGACGGTGCTGCATATTAACAGGGATTACAAGTGGGAGTCGGCGCAGCCGCTATGTCTGGACTATCGCATTCGATTTACTGAAGAGGAGATTGAGCAGAATTGGAAGTTCATGCTGGCTAATAGATAGCGACGAGGGGGATAGGAACGTGAAACGGGAAATCTTATGCGAGTCATGCGCTCCGAAAGTACGTAAGTTAGTTCTACCTCCATTGGAACCTGGGGTGGGTTACACCGCCGTACCGGGAAAACTGAAGGCGTCCTGTCAGTGTGATTTTTGCTCCCAGCCTTTGAATGCTGGCGATAGTGCGGTTGCATCGAGCATTTATATCGACGGTCGCTATTACTCGTGGGAAGGGGACTACGTTGAGGAGGAGAAATGAAACTAAACTTCGAGAAAGAGAAGAAGAAAGAAACCATGTCGTGCATCATCGAGGGTAACGAGTTCACCCTCAAGACCGGCACGGCGCTAACCTGGCCTGATCCCATTGTCCTCATCTCGACGGACCTTGGCTACCAGGCCGCTTTGAACCGCGCCATATCCAGGGGCAAGAAGGTCCACGTCGAGAAGATCATCATCCCCAAGATGACCGGCAAGCTCAAGCCGAATGAGCGTATCACGGCCATCGAGTTCGATCCCGCGCTGTCTCAGAAGCTCTGGATGCAGTACAAGAATCTCATTGCGGACATCTTGAGCGACAATCAGATCCGCACGGTCGTCCTCGACACCGGCACGGATCTCCATAAGCTGTGCCGCATGGCGCATCACGGCAAGCTCAACCAAGTCAAGCCGTTTCACTACGCCGCTCCCAATCGGGACTTCATCGAGACTCACGACCAGTTCCTCTATGAAGCAGGATGCGATAAGAACTCCGTCTTCATTCATCACACGAGGAAGCAATACGTCAAGAGCAATACCAAGGATGAGTCGGTGTGGAACGGCTTGTGGGAATTCGACGGGCATGAGTCGCTGCCTAAGGCCGTTGACGCAGTGTTCCGGGCGACAAGGAGCGGCGAGCAGGTGACGTGGAAAGTGATGAAGGCGAGAGACAGACTGGACGCGGTGAACATGGAGTTTGAGTTCTACGAGGAGAACGGGGAGGGGGAGTTCGAGGAGACGGGGATGTTGGACTGGGAGGTTCTGAAGGAGTTCATATTGTGAAGGAGGAGAGTATGACTGATAAAGATAAGGTTACTTCATTGAGTACCAAGGAGGCGAAACCTTGCCCGTGGTGCGGAGAGCAGCCAAAGCTCCAATACTGGCGCGGCGGCGGTCCACGGAAGCGGGTGGTTGGCTGTGAAAACGATTTCTGCACAGTAGGGCCGGATGTCGTTGGAAGTACTAAGTCAGAGGCGCTTGAGCGCTGGAACGAGCGCATCCCATTGAGACGGTGAGCTAGGTGAGACTGGGATGATCTTCGTTGACTCCAGAGAAGGATCGGGCCGTGGCCGTGGCGACCTAACGCCCTACCTCAAGCGCTGGGGACTCCCTCATCAAGTCATGCGCCTTGAGTTCGGGGATGTCGTCTTCGCCGGAGTCGGCCCTCACGCCTCCCCCTACACCGTCGCCATCGAGATCAAGACCATTCACGATCTCATCAAGTCTTTTGAATCAGGACGTCTCATGGGCCGCCAGATCCCCGAGATGACGAAATACTGCGAGCGCACTTACCTCATTATCGAGGGGGAATACAGGCAGAACCGCAACGGCGAGCTGACCCTGCCCTACAACCGGGGCGGCAAGACGGGCTTCGAAAAGAAGCAGGGCAAGCCGATGCGGCTCGATCAGATCGAGGGATTCTTAGCAACAGCCGAGGAGTTCTTCGGCGTGAGAGTCAGGAAGTGTAATCAGATCGCCGATACGGCGCTGATGGTCAAGACGCTGTATCTCTGGTGGTCGAAGGAGTGGAGCAAGCATCGCTCGCATCTGGCGTTCGAGCCTCCCATGGTTCGTCCTGTCTCGTTTACTGAACCGACGAATGCGATGAAGGCGGCGGGGCTCATTAACGGGCTGGGATGGGAGCGGGCTGAGAAAGCGGCCAAGAGATTCAAGACGGTCGAGGAGATGGTGAAGGCGGATGAGAAGGAGTGGACGGGAGTTAATGGAGTAGGGAAGGAGCTGGCGAGGAGGGCTTATGAGTTCTGGAGAATATGACCACAAGAGACTGATTCTAAAGCCTGAGGACATGGAGGGCATGAGCGAGGCGGAGAGGATCGCCAACCTGGAGAGGATCGATAATAGGATATACGATCTTGAGAATATTATCGGCGATATGTCCGCTGGTAAGAGATCGCTGAAGCCGGTTTGGCTGATCCTATCGCTGCTGCTCTACACATCGGTTGTCTTGATGCTCTTGATCGAATTGGCAACCGTCGATCCTGTTCTTCGTGCGGCGACCGGGATTTGCATTGCTCTTCTCGGTTGGGTGGTAGGCGTGATCTGCGGCCGGGTCTTTTGGTAGCTAGGAAAGCGAGGAGGGAGTATGAGTTCTGGAGAACATGACAAATACAAACACGTTGGCAAGAAGCTGCTTCTAAAGCTGGAGGGCATGAGCGAGATGGAGAGGATTGCTTGGATCTTGAGCGAGTTGGTGGCGATGAGCGGAAACCATAACGATCATGGTTTGAGGATAGATAATCTTGAAGATCGTATCGGCCTTATGCTGACTCGGATGGAGAATCTCGAAGACCATATGGGCCATTCAATCGGCGCATGGCCGATGCCGGTGGAGCCGAAGACGGAGAATCGTCTGCCGGGCTGGATGATGCTGCCCATGTGGTCGATCGTACTGCTGCTGTTATCCTCGACGATCGTCGCGGTCACCGTGGTCATGGCTATAACCGACGATCCGATTTTGCGTACGGCCGTATTCGTGTTTTACATTTCGTTTGCCGTCTGGGCTCTATGCGATCGTGGTCTTCGGTAGGGATTGACTTATACCTCACTAGCGACTACAATAGAGGAGGTTAATGTGCCGGAACACCATGAACTCCATGAGCAAGCTAGAACAAACCTCGTCAACCTCGCCGTTGGAGCATGTCTACATCCGCTCCCGCACGCATCGCTCGGGCCAAGGTCGCGCTTCCACTCTTCTCACCCTCCCCAAGCGCCTCGTCGCCCAAACAGATTGGGACAGGGACTCGGATCGCTTCGTCGTGAACATCTCATCCGATGGAGCGAGAGTGGAAGTCTTCAAGGCCCGCACCCTCGGCGAGAGGGCGGATGGGCGCAAGGCGTGGAGGACGGGAAGAGTCATTGTCGTGGAGGTCAGGGGCGTTGAATCAGGCGTCCCATACCAGGTCGCTCTCCGCAAGGGAAGCGGGAACGGCGGGCCTCGAATCGTCTTCGACCGCCTCAGCGTATAGCGCCTCGGCGTATAGGGCCTGTCCTTCCGCCTGCTCCCTCTGCCCGTCGCCGGATCGCATCGTCCACGAGGACGGCTCGCGTCTCTCTCGTCTGCTCTTCGTCGGAGAGAAGCCGGCTTATAACGAGGATCGAGAAGGGCGTCCTTTCATCGGCCGCGCGGGGGCTGAGTTCAACGAGCGCTGCCTGGCGATACTTGGGCTGACTCGTGACGACGTCATGGTGACCAACTCGGTGCGCTGCTTCGCGGTGGCAGGTGGAGACAATCCTTCTCATGACGATGCGACGCTGTGCGGATGGCATCATCTCCCGGAGTTGATCCGGTCGATGCCCCATCTGGAGATCATCGTATTGATGGGAGGCGTGGCATACTCACTACTCCAGAGGGACAGGCCGCTGGACATTCAGCACGGCATACCGCTGTTGGTTGAGGACTTCGTTGGGACGGGGTCCCGAGTCATCATGCCGGTCATCCATCCGGCGGCGGGGCTGCATCAGCCTAACGAGATAGCGAGGATACGATCGGACTTCAAGTCGTTGAGAGATCTCTATCGAGACAACAAGTGGAACGAAGTGGAAGACGCCGTCGGTCGCCCTAGTTATTGGTTGTGGAATCATGGCGATCGCGGAAGAAGCGGTAAGTGTATGGCTATCGATACGGAGACGGACAGCGGACAGCCGTGGTGTCTCACCTTCTCCGAGAGATATGGCGAGGGGTTCCTGATCAGAGCTGGCAACGAAGTTGTCTTGGCGGCTTTCCGGAATAGGCTTAACGTTCACTTAGGGAAGGGCGGCAAGATCTTCCTGCATAACGCCGCATTCGATCGCGGCGTACTGCGCTTGATGGGAGTGGATATCCCCTGGGATTGCATCATCGACACCATGCAGCTAGCCTACCATCGCTGCCTGCCGCAGGGCCTCAAGACGCTGGCCTATCGTCTCCTCGGCATGGACATGCGGGACTACGACGATGTCGTCCGCCCCTATGCCGAGCGCAAGGCCTTCCTCTACATAGAATCAGCGGTGGAAGCCCTCTATCTGTCCGATCTCTGGAAGACTCTGGTCTGGCTCATCGCCAAGGATCTCATTCCTCCCAAGACCTTCAAGACTGTCAAGACGCAAGCGAAGCATAATGCCGCTTGGAGAGAGACCATTGCAGGGTATGGCTTATCCCCCCAAGCGGCGGCCGCGCAATCAGTCGATCTGTTCGCGCTAGTCATTAGTCTACCATGGCACGAGAAAGGAAGCGTCTCTCCCTGGAAGAGAATCAATAGGATTCTAGTCGATAGGGACAAGGGTAAAGACATCCGCCCCTTCAGGCGATGGGAGAAGATCGACGACGACATGAAGGATCACTGTCTCATGCTGGTCGGCGAGATGCCGTCAACCGGGATATCGGAAGTGCCGTTTGAATTGGCGTTGGAGTATGCCTGCCGGGATGCGGATGCGACGTTGAGACTAGGAGAGAAGCTGCTTCAGATACAGCATGTCGAGGAACCATAGAAGTAAGGAGAAACAACCATGGAAGAAACAAGAGACGACGAACAAGAGAACAAAGCAGAAGACGCCGAAGCCGCTTCCCTCTATGATCTCGCCCTGGGTCAGATAGAGGCGATCAAGTCCAGGGCCGAAGGGATAGAGGTCGGGGCCATGATTACTCTGGCCTTTCCCAAGTCCGTCACGGACCCGATGATTCTAGGCGGCGAGATAAAGGAATCCGGCGCGCCGCCGGATGTGCTGGTCGTCTCCGTTATACGGCAGGAATACTTTCTCATGACGCCGCAGGGATTCACGACTCAGCTAGGGTATCACTCTATGCGAGGGGCGTTTGATTTCATGCGAGGGGTTCTAGCGGCTAGGAAAGAGATGATGAAGGATCAGACGACGCATTAGCGGGAGGAGGATTCATGAGAGTCTGCGGCGGCGTGAAAGTCAAGTTCAACCCCGAGCGTATCACCATCGACAACCTATACGAATTCCTCGACCAGTATGAAAGCTGGCTATCGGACGGCAATCGAGGTGAGACGCCGGAGGAATCCATCCGGCACTTCATGGAGTATCTTCTTTGCGAGGCTTACACGGTGAGAAGAGACAGGGGAGGCTCTAGAGAACTATGAAGATTAAAAAAGCTGGAACAGTAAGAGACTTGCGACGGTGGCGGCGCTATGAGCGCACCAAGGACTATGTTTTCGGTTACTTCAGGGGTTGCGCGGTAAACGTCTGGTTTGATGAGAACGACAGGCTTTACGCGATCGTGACAGACCAGGACGGCTATACGCTTTGCGATGGCTGGGCGCCGGAGGATGTTTTTACGCTGGACGATGCGGTTGCGTGGGCCTTGAAGGGTTCTCTTCTGGAGGGTGGTAGTTAGATGCAATTGGACCTAGGATTGATGGCTCTGGTTACTCTCGTCATTGACTCTTTCCTGCTGGTTTTGAGCCTGATCTATCTAGACTACGACGAATAGAACCCCATGAACCTCCCCCGTCCCATCCTAGTCGATCAACCGGACCTTCACAACGTCTTTCTTCTCGACCTAGGCTGTATGCCCATGATCGAGAAGATGCAGCGAGCCGGCATCCGCATCGACCTCGCCCGCCTCTCCAGAGTAGACGTGCTGATCCGGGACAAGCTCGGCGACACTCTATCCTCCATCGAGAAGACCATTGGCTCTTCTCTCTTCCACTCCACGCGTTGGAAGAAAGGAGTCTTCCTCCCTTCATCGGGCGATCAAGTCGCCGAGCTGCTCTTCGACTGCCTGGGTGTATCTACAAAAGGAGTCAAGAGAACCAAGAAGGGCAGCCGCCTGCAAGTAGACTCCAAGTCTCTAGAGAAACTGCGAACCAGGCACCCTGTCGTGCCTCTCTTAATGCTTCATTCGGAGCTGTCGAAGCTCCGCAACGCCTTCACTAGAACCCTCCCGCGCAAGGTCTCATCGGACGGCCGCATCCGGCCCGACATCAAGACAACGCGCACGGCGACGGGCCGTCTCGCTTTCTCCGAGCCCAACTTGCAACAGATCCCCGTGCGATCCGATCTTGGCCGCGCCATCAGGTCCTGCTTCATCCCGGATGACGGCTCGAAGTTCGTCTCGGTCGATCAGTCCCAGATCGAGATGCGGGTCATCGCGCACGACTCCCAGGACGAAGCGCTATGCCAGATCTTCCACGATGGAGACGACATCCACTGGCGCACGGCCGAAGCCATTCACGGCAAGCCCCGCGACCGGCTAGACAAGGACAAGCACCGCGCCCCGGCCAAGAACGTCTCCTTCGGAATCGCCTACGGCATCACGCCGGAAGGCCTCTACGACCAGATCGTGGAGCGCATCACCGACGATGACGAACTAGCCGAGTGGTCCGTCGGCCGCTGCCGCCAACTCATCGACGCCTGGTTCGATATCTACCCCGGCGCTCGGGATAGATTCAACGAGTACCATCGCAGGGCCAAGCGCCACGGCTACATCTGGAGCATGTGGGGGCGGGTTCGAGTCACGGCCGGGGTGAGGTCGGCGCACTCTTGGATCAGGGAGAAGACGCTTCGAGAGGCGGGCAACATGCCGATTCAGGAGGGCGCTCAGGGCATCATGAAGCTGGCGATGCGGGACTGCTTCCCTTATCTCGAAACCCTTGAAGACGCTGGGATTAGAGCCAGGGCGGTGTTGCAGGTGCATGATGAGTTGGTGGTGGAAGTCGAGGAGGGGGTTGCAGAAGAGGTTGGACTTGTGCTACAACAGTTTGTGGAGGAGCCGGTGAGGATCAGGGTGCCGATTGAGTCGGGGATGAGCGTGGGAGAGGACTGGGGAGCGTTGAAGTAAGAGAGTAGAGAGAGAATAGAGGAGGACAACATGGGAATGTTCGATACATCGACAAGCGATCGAAGGATCGCCGAGGAAGTGCTGGGGGACGACTACGCCCGCTACGAAGCTCTGGTCTTGGTGAGAAAGAATCTCGAAGACCAGAAGAAGATCGTCGAGGGACAGATCGTTCACGTCAACGACGATATCCTAGAATTCATGGCGGAGCATGGCGAGGCGTCGCTGGTTACTACCTACGGCTCCATCTTCATCGTGGGGGATTCTGTGACGAAGTCGTTGGACAAGAAGAAGCTGGTGGAGATGGTGACCAAGCACGGCATCCCGGTATCGGAGCTGGAGCAGTGCGTGAAGGAGACCAAGAGACGGGGAGGGCTGAGGTTCAAGTGGTCCAAGGATGAGATGGAGGAGGAAGACTAACATGCAGCGAGTCATCGTCGCTCCCCGGCTTCACTTCAACGAGCTTCTGATGGGAGCCAGAGACCGCTTCCTTAGCAGAATCGGCATCATGGGCGTCTTCGTCGGTGAGATCAGGGAAGTGACGTCCGTGGGAGTGACGATCAGGATGGAACATAAGAATCCCCCGGAAGATACGATCCTGTTCGATAAGACCGAAGAGGATGGAGTGTATAAGTTCCAGGGTGAGGAGTATGTGTTTCTGGATATAGCCGTGGTGTAGGAGACGATGAAGCGATGAGCTATATAAACCGTCAAGAAGAAGAAGAGGAGTCCTTCAAAGACAAGCTCTATCGGCTGGAGCTTATGTGCGACCCCTGGCAGAGCAAGTGGGATCTGAGCGTCGCCGACCGTGCCGCGATTCGCACGCTTCTGGATGACTACAAGAAGATGAAGGAAACGCTCCAGGATATGGCGGAAGAGGCCAAGGAAGGGAACTGGAAAAGAGATGAATAGACCATGGCTAGCGAATTGAGCGCTGTTGACGCGAAACCGTGCCCGTCCTGCGGACAGCAGCCAACAATCGGGAAGTGGTATGGCAGAGGTCCCATGAGGCGGCTGATTAGCTGCGGCAACGGCTGTTGGGGGGGCAGGGCGGTTGCCGGCAATACCAAGGCAGAGGCGCTTGAGCGCTGGAACGCGAGCGCCGGGGAGAAGCCATGAGAATCAGACCTATCTTCGCTTGGTTCGACTTTTGGGTTGGGGCGTACTGGGACCGCAGGTGTCGCGTGCTCTATGTGTTTCCACTTCCTATGTTTGGCGTGAGGATTCAGCTTGAAGCGAGGGGGAAGCCATGAGAATCACGCCGGGAGCAAAGGTTGATCGGGACTATCGTCTCATCATCGACAAGCCGAAGAAGTTTGTTGCAGGGTTTACTGATTACCTCATTGCTTCCGAGATCAATGGCTATGCCGTTCAATCTCTGGAAGACTACATCGAATCCCTGCTCACGGAAGCGGAAGCAAAGCGACTCGCCAGCCGGCATGGCTTCAGACGGCGCACCGCAAGGAACGATAATGAAACAACGATTGAGCATGTCCAATAAGGAGGAAAAATGCGAGTCAATGTTTATGCAGAAGAATTAACCAATCGTGTCGAAATTATCACTAAGGAAATTGATGGACATATCTACAGTGGTCTACGTTTCTACTTAGCTTTACCGGCTACTGATACACTGACAGGTAAACAACATCGCGGCCCTTTCATTCATCGCCCCGGTGATGATGATTCTAGCGCCGTGACATTTTGGGGAAAGGTAGATCTTCGATGGATATTAAACCATGCAATTGAATTACTTGACGCTCACTACCTAGAAAGAAATAGGATTAAAACGGAGAGCGACAATGAAACAACCTAGAATGACGTGGTCTGATTCGGGCGGGAGGTAGAGTTTGGCGAGCCGGACGAAGGAGGAGGATGAAGAGATGAACGACAACGTAACAATCAGAGAAAAGCAGGTCACGTTCTCGCTGCGTTACCTGCCAGAGAAGTATCACGACGCGACAAAGAGATACCTAAAGCGCGGTATCGCGCCTGGATCGTTGCTTGGCGTATGCCTAGAAAATGATCTAGTTAGGGCATGGCACTACTATGAAACTGACTTCGGTGATGACATTTGGTCAATCTGTAAGTGGATTTACTGGGAGTTACCGTCCGATGCCTGGGGTAGCGAGCGTAGGGTGATAGACTGGATACGTGCTAGACAGAAAGAGCCGTACGAGAACGTGAAGTGGATAACAGAATAAACAAACTAAGTAAGGAGCTAACTAAATGTCTACCCTGAAAGATGCTATCAAGGTAGCTCCTATTACGGATCAAGCTACCTTCTCCTTGAAGCACCTGCCCAAGAAGTACCACAAGGGAGCGAAGGCGTATCTAGCTCGCGGAGTCCAGCCGGTCGGGTTCCTCCAAGCGGCCCTGGAGAATGATCTGGTCAATACATGCGATCAGTGCTTCATGGAGGAGAAAGACAACATCTGGAAGACCGCACGCTGGCTCTATCGGGAGATGTGGCCGGGGACGTGGGGGAGCGAGAAGCGAGTATTAGACTATATGCGGGAGCGGCGGCGGCAGCCGTACGAGAACGTGAAGTGGATAACAGAATAAACAAACTAAGTAAGGAGCTAACTAAATGTCTACCCTGTCTTATGATTTTCTCCCTCCGGGCTTCGTGCCCGTCCCTGGACTGGAATCCAAGGATAACAACCCGCCGCGCTACGCATCGGTGCCTCCCGAGCAGATTGAGCGCCGGCAGTACAAGAAAGGCCCCGACGGCAACTTCTGGCAGGTCTCGCCGTTCAGCCGCACGCCCTGGACCAGGGTCCTAGCGGGTTCCGTGATCGAGCCCTCGCAGAAGCACAAGGATGTCGTCTTGGTCTACGGCCCGCGCCCGACCGGAGCCGGGACCGACGGTAAGCGGCATCAGCAAGCCGTCTGGGATGACTTGGTTAGGCGCTGGGGCGGTATCGTCAAGGAATCTCAAGTGGCGGAATACTTCGACGCTGGACAAGAGAACGATCCGGAGCTTGCCGGCATTCAGAGTCTGTTCGCCTTCGCCGTGCAGTGGGGCATGGGCGCTCCGGTGTACTTCTACTATCTAACTGGGCTGCGAGTCGTGTTCCCCGGCAACCCGCTTCGCAAGGCTCAGCTTGCGCGCCAGGAAGTCTGGCAGTTCATGCCGGATGTGTCGGAGTGGGTGAGATACCCGCATTTGGTTGTTGTTTCGTTCCAGACCCGCATGATCGGAGAAGGTTTGGAAGTCGCGCAGCCGCATCCGTTCCTGCCGCTTGGATTGCTGCCGGCGTTCGATACGGAGCGGGGGATTTAATTAGCCATCGACTCGGAGAGTACCGAAACTAGGGAGCGAGCCGCAAGCAAAGAGAGCGCCGAGCATCGGGAGCGAGCCGCGAAGATGGAGAGTACCGGAAACTTGGAGCGAGCCGAGCTACAGGAGAGCGCCAGGTCGCCAGAGCGAGCCAA